CGCATCGAGGCGCAGGCCTTCGCTGCCGCCGGCTACCCAGCCGATGCCGTACCCCGCACCGTCGCCGCCTGGGCCATCAACGGCCGCTCCGCGCAGCAGGCAGCGGACAGCATCCTGGCCGAGGCCGCGGCATACACCGAGGCGCTCTACGTCATCCGCGAAACGCGCCTTGCTGCCAAGGAGCAGATCCGCACGCTGATGGCCGCCGGCGAAGACGAGCAGGCGCAGCAGCTGGCCGAGCAGACCATCGCCGCGATCGAGGCGGCCGTGGCAGGCGTCGGCAACGCCGCGGCCTGATTCATTCTTCGAAGAAGAGCCCCGCAAGCCGGGGCTTTTTCTTGTCCGTGCTGTAACCCCCACCGCTACACAGCCCGCCGCGTGCGCCCCTTGCGCGCGCGCGTCACCCTCAAGGCTCACTGATCCGGCACTCGCCCAGGAGCCTCAACCCCATGGCCACCGAATACCATCACGGCGTCCGCGTCCTCGAAATCAACGAGGGCACGCGCCCCATTCGCACCGTATCCACCGCCGTGGTGGGCATGGTCTGCACCGCGTCGGATGCTGATGCGGTCAAGTTCCCGCTCAACAAACCGGTGCTGCTCACCGACGTGCTGACCGCCTCCGGTTCCGCCGGCGAGCTGGGCACCCTGGCGCGCAGCCTGGATGCCATCGCAGACCAGGCATCGCCCGTCACCGTCGTGGTGCGCGTGGAAGAGGGCGCCGACGAAGCTGCGACCACCAGCAACATCATCGGCGGCGTAAGCCCAACCGGCGAATACCTGGGCATGAAGGCCCTGCTGGCGGCCGAGGTCCAGCTTGGCGTCAAACCGCGCATCCTTGGCGTGCCTGGGCTGGACTCGCTGCCGGTCACCACCGAGCTGGTGGCGATCGCCGAACAGCTGCGCGGCTTCGCCTACGCCAACGCCTACGGCTGCGAGACCGTATCCGAGGCCCTGGCCTACCGCGCCGGTTTCGGTGCGCGTGAGCTGATGCTCATCTGGCCGGACTTTGTCTCCTGGGACACCGTGGCGAACGCCAACGCACCAGCCAGCGCCATCGCCCGCGCCCTGGGCCTGCGCGCCAAGCTGGACGAGCAGGTCGGCTGGCACAAGACGCTGTCCAACGTGCCGGTCAACGGCGTGTCGGGCCTGAGCAAGGACATCTACTTCGACCTGCAGAACCCAGCGACAGACGCGGGCCTGCTCAACGCCGACGAGGTCACCACGCTGATCCGCCGTGACGGCTTCCGCTTCTGGGGCTCGCGCACCTGCAGCGCCGACCCGCTGTTCGCCTTCGAGAACTACACCCGCACCGCCCAGGTGCTGGCAGACACCATGGCCGAGGCGCACTTCTGGGCGGTGGACAAGCCCATGCACCCCTCCCTGGTGCGCGACATCGTCGAAGGCATCAACGCCAAGGGCCGCGAGTTGGTCCGCCTGGGCTACCTGCTCGGCTTCGAGTGCTGGTACGACGAGGCCGCCAACGACAAGGACACCCTCAAGGCCGGCAAGCTCTACCTGGACTACGACTACACCCCGGTACCGCCGCTGGAAAACCTGCTGCTGCGCCAGCGCATCACCGACCGCCACCTGGTCCAGTTCGCCGCCGCCGTCAACGCCTGACCCCCATTTACCTGCGCGGCCCAGGCCGCGCCGTAGGAGAGCCCGACCATGGCCCTGCCCAAGAAACTCAAGCACCTCAATCTGTTCAACGACGGCAACAGCTACCTCGGCATCGCCAAAGCCGTCACCCTGCCGGTTCTCGGTCGCAAGCTGGAGGCCTACCGGGGCGGCGGCATGGACGGCCCGGTAAAGGTCGACATGGGCCACAGCGACGACGGCCTGCAGCTGGAGTGGACCCTCGGCGGCTGGGATCTGATCGCCGTGCGCCAGTTCGGCGCCACCCGGGTCGACGGCGTGCAGCTGCGCTTCTCCGGCTCGGTGCAGCGCGACGACACCGGCGAAGTCAGCGCCGTGGAGATCGTCACCCGCGGCCGGCATGAAGAGATCGACTTCGGCGACGCCGAGCCCGGCGAAGACACCGAGCACAAGATCACCACCGCCCTGACCTACTACAAGCTCAGCGTCGACGGTGAGGTCCTCATCGAGATCGACCTGCTCAACTTCGTCTACATCGTCGACGGCGACGACCGCCTGGCAGAGCACCGCAAGGCCCTCGGCATCTAAGCCGAGCACGGCCAGCGCCCCCTTTCCGCAACCCGTCAGCAGCGCCCCTGCTGGCGGCCCAACGCACCCAAGGAGCAACCCCATGGAAACCCCCGAGACCACCGCAGAAAAGGCCAAGAACCCCAACGAAGCGGTCATCAAGCTCGACACCCCCATCAAGCGCGGCGAGACCTCCCACGACACCGTCACCCTGCGCAAGCCCATGAGCGGCGAGCTGCGCGGCGTCACCCTGGTCGACCTGGTGCAAATGGACGTGCTGGCCTTGCGCAAGGTGCTGCCGCGCATCAGCACCCCCAGCCTGACCGATCACGAGATCGGCGCCATGGACCCGGCCGACCTGATGGCCTGCGGCGTCGCGGTGTCCGGTTTTTTGCTGCAGAAGTCGGCGAAGGAAGCTGCCCTCGTTGCGTAGAAGACGCCATGGCCGACCTGGCCGTGGTCTTTCACTGGGCGCCGGCGGACATGGACCCGCTGGCCCTTTCTGATCTGATCGAATGGCGCGAGCGGGCCAGAACACGCTGGGAGCTGAAGCATGGCCAATGACTTGAAGATGGAGGTGATCCTCCAGGCCATTGACCGAGCCACCCGGCCGATCCGCGCCATCACCCAGGGGAGCGTCGGCCTCGGCCGCGCCCTCAAGGACTCCCGCGACCAGCTCAAGACCCTGCAAGCGCAGCAGCGCGACGTCAGCAGCTGGCGCACCCTGCGCGCGGCGAGCGAGCAGACCGAAACCGCCCTGCAGGCGGCCCGCGAGCGCGTGAAGGCCCTCGGCAGGGACCTGGCTGCCACTGGCGTGCCCACCCGGCAGATGACCCGCGACCTCAAGGGCGCCATCCGCGAAGCCACCGCCCTCAAGCGGCAGCACCAGGAGCAGCAGGTGCAGCTCCAAGGCCTGCGCAACAAGCTCGGCGCCGCCGGCATCAGCACGCGCAACCTGAGCCAGCACGAGCGCGACCTGCGCCAACGCATCGAACAGACCAACCAGACCATCACCGAGCAGGGCCGGCGCATGCAGCGCCTGACCGCGCAGACCAAGCAGCTCGCGATGGCCCGGGCTCAGTACGACAAGACCCAGCAGCTCGCCGGCAGCATGGCCGGCGCCGGTGCAGGCTCCGCCGCGGCAGGGGCCGCCATGGGTGTTCCGGTGCTCAGCACCGTGCAGAGCTACATGGGCTTCGAGGACGCCATGGCGGGCGTGGCCAAGCAGGTGGAAGGCGCCCGCGACGGCAACGGGCAGCTCACCAGCACCTACTTCGAGATGGCAGGCGCCATCAAGGCCATGGCCGAGCGCATCCCCATGGCCACCACCGAAATCGCCGCCCTGGTGGAAGGCGCGGCGCGCATGGGCGTGTCCGGCAAGGACAACCTGCTGGCGTTCGCCGAGGTGGCCGCCAATGCCGCCACCGCGTTCGAGCTGCCGGCCGACCAGATCGGCGAGAACCTCGCGCGCATCGCCGACCTGTACAAGATCCCGATCCAGAACGTCAGCCAGCTGGGCGACGCCATCAACTACCTGGACGACAACGCCAAGTCGAAGGGCGCGGACATCATCGAGGTGCTGCAACGCACCGCGGGCGTCACCGCCTCGGTGGGCATGAGCTACAAGGACGCCGCCGCCCTGGGCTCGACCTTTCTCACCCTGGGCGCCACCGCCGAGGTGGCCGGCACCGCCACCAACGCGATGATCCGCGAGCTGGCGATCGCCACACAGCAGCCCAAGCGCTTCCAGGCCGGGCTCAAGGCGCTCGGGCTTGAGGCCGAGGCGCTGCAGAGCGGTATGGCGGAGAACGCGACGGGCACGCTGCAGCAGGTCCTGGACGCCATCAATAAGCTGCCCAAGGCCGAGCAGCTCGGCGTCACGACGCAGCTGTTCGGCAAGGAGTTCGGCGACGACGCCGCCAAGTTGGCCCAGAACATCGGCGAGTACCGCCGTCAGCTGGACATGGCCAACTCCACCGCCGGCTCGGGCTCCATGCAACGCGAAGCGGACATCCGCGCCGAGCTGCTGTCGGCGCGCATGGACATGGCCAAGAACCGCGCCTTCAACCTCTCGGCCGCTCTGGGCGAGACCCTGCGCCCCACACTGGTGGAGCTGTTCGAGAGCTTCAACAGCGTGATCGGTCGCGTGACCGACTGGGTCAAGGCCAACCCGGAACTCGCCGGGCAGATCATCAAGACCGTGGCCGGCGTCGCAGCGCTGGCGGCTGGCTTCGGCGCCGTCACCCTGGGCCTGGCCAGCTTCCTCGGGCCGTTCGCCATGGCGCGCTACGCGCTGACGCTGTTCGGCATCAAGGGTGCGAGCCTGGGTACCGTTCTGCTCAACCTGGGCAAGGCCGTGCTGCCAATGGTGGGCAAGGCGATCCTGTTCATCGGTCGCGCGCTGATGATGAACCCCATCGGCCTGGCGGTGACCGCCATCGCGGCCTCGGCCTACCTGATCTATCGCAACTGGGAGCCCGTCAAGGCGTTCTTCCTCGGCCTGTGGGCGGAGATCAAGCAGGGCTTCGCCGGCGGCCTCACCGGCATCGCCACGCTGATCCTCAACTTCTCACCGCAGGGGCTGTTCTACCGCGCCTTCGCCGGCCTGATGAGCTATTTCGGCGTCGAGTTGCCAGCCAAGTTCTCCGACTTCGGCGGCATGCTCCTGGACGGCCTGGTCAACGGCATCAAGAACAAGCTCGGCGCCGTCAAGGCTGCGATCGGCGGCGTCGGCGACAGCACCGTCGGCTGGTTCAAGGAGAAGCTCGGCATCCACTCGCCGTCGCGCGTGTTCGCCGAGCTGGGCGGCTTCACCATGCAGGGCCTGGAGCAGGGGCTGGTGGGTGGCCAGGGCGGCCCGCTGGGCGCGGTCACCGCCATGGCCAAGCAGCTGGCGGCAGCCGGGGCCGTCAGCTTCGGCATGAGCGGCCCGGCGATGGCCATGGACAACCGCCCTCCGCTATCGGCCGCGGCGAGCAGCGCCCCCATGGTCGTCCAGGGCGACACCTACCAGATCACCATCCACGCGGCGCCCGGTACCGACACCGCAGGCCTGCGCCAGATGTTCAACCAGCTGCTGGACGAGCGCGAGCGCGGCAAGGCTGCCCGCGTGCGCTCGGCCCTCGGCGACCAGGAGTAACACCCCATGATGATGGCCCTCGGCATGTTCGTGTTCAGCCTGGAGACCCTGGCCTACCAAGAGTTCCAACGGCAAACGGACTGGCGCCACGGCTCCACCAGCCGCATCGGCACCAACCCGGCGCGCCAGTACCTCGGGCGCGGCGAGGACAGCATCACCCTGCCCGGCGTGCTGCTGCCCGGCCTGGTCGGCAGCCCGCTCAGCCTCGACACCCTGCGCATGATGGCAGACACCGGTAAGGCCTGGCCCCTGGTGCAGGGCGACGGCCGGATCTTCGGTCTGTGGGTGATCGAGTCGCTCAGCGAGACGCGCACCCTCTTCTTCCGTGACGGCGCCGCGCGCCGTATCGAGTTCAACCTCAAGCTGGGCCGCATCGACGACGGCCGCGTAGATCTGCTGGGCAGCCTCACCGGCAGCGTCGGCGGCATCCTGCGGGGGCTGCTGTGAGCCTGCTCAGCCAAGCCGGCGCGCTGCTCGGTGACGCGGCCAACCGCTACCGCGAGGCGACGTCCTACCCCAAACCGATCTGCCGCGTGGTGGTCAACGGCCGCGACATCACCCTCGACATCGAGCAGCGCCTGGTCAGCATCGAGCTGACCGACAACCGCGGCATGGAGGCCGACCAGCTCGACATCACGCTCAGCGATCACGACGGCCTGCTGGCCATCCCGCCCCGGGGCGCCACCGTGCGGCTGTGGTTGGGCTGGAGCGATACCGGCCTGGTGGACAAGGGCAGCTACACCGTGGACGAGACCGAACACAGCGGCGCGCCGGACGTGCTCAGCATCCGCGCCCGCAGCGCGGACCTGCGCGGCGGCCTCAAGGTCAAGCGCGAACGCAGCTGGGACGGTGCCACCCTGGGCGCGATCATCGCCTCGATCGCCTCCGCTCATGGCCTCGCACCGGTGGTCAGCCCCATCCTTGCCGCGATCGAGCTGCTGCACCTGGACCAGGCCAACGAGAGCGACGCCAACCTGCTCAGCCGCCTGGGCCTGCAACACGACGCCATCAGTACCGTGAAGGCCGGGCGCCTGCTGTTCATGCCGGCCGGCAAAAGCACCACCGCCAGCGGCCTGAGCCTGCCCCATGTCACCCTCACCCGGGCCGACGGCGACCAGCACCGCTTCCTGCAGGCCGACCGCGACAGCTATACCGGCGTCAAGGCGTACTACTACGAGATCAACAGCGCGGAGAAGAAGGAGGCCATCGCCGGCGGCGGCGACAACCTCAAGGAGCTGCGCCACAGCTACACCGACCAGGCCAGCGCTCTGCGCGCCGCGCGCGCCGAGTGGGGCCGCCTGCAGCGCGGTACCGCCACGCTCAGCTACACGCTGGCCAAGGGGCGCCCGGAGCTGACCCCCGACCAGACCTACAGCCTGCTCGGCATCAAGGCCGAGATCGCCGCCATCGTCTGGCTGGGCGGCAATCTGCGCCACAGCTTCACGCCGGACAGCTACACCACCAGCCTGGAGCTGGAGTCCAAGCTGCCCGATGGGGACGACGTGGACCTGCTGGCCGACCACGACGGCGACTACACCGGCGTCATCGCCTGGTACCGCGACGAGAAAACCGGCGAGCAAAAGCAGCTCTCCGCCGGCGACCAGACCAAGCCCAAGCGCCTGACGCACCTCTACGCGAGCAAGGCCAATGCCCAGAGGGCGGTGGATCGGGAGTTGAAGCGGCTGCAGGAAGCGCAGGCATGAAAAAGGCGCCCTTGGGCGCCTTCTTGTCAGGTGTGTGGTGCCGTGCGCGTGACCAAAGCTTCCAGCATCCGCACCATCATCACCCGGTCAGCATCCGCCAGCTGTCTATAGAATCGAATGATCATGCGCTCACGCTCAGTCAGATCACCCAGGTGAGGCTGCGCATCCGACTCACGGACTTGCCCCTTCGCCTCAACGATTTCGAAACCCATCTGCATACTCCATCATTGGCAGTGAATTTCTGACGTTACAGCCAAGTTTCAGAATCCCAAGCCCCTCTAGACTGGTACTCGCAGAGTTTCGCGGGTCCAAAAAAAAGGCGCCATCTAGGCGCCTTCCGGTAACTCAATAGCCTTACTTGCTCTTCGGGTTCAACGCGTCCAACTTCTTCGCCAGCTGTTTATTGCGAGCGCTGCGCTCGAAAACCTTGCTCTTGAAGTTAGATATCTCACGCCACTCATGCAGGATCAGGAAGAAGCTGGAGATGCTGATCCCCAAGCTCAGCCCGGTATAAACCGTCACCGCGTGGTAGACCTTCCAACTCGCGGGTGAGAACCACAGTCCGAACGCAATGATGATGGCGGACACCAGGTAGAACGTGAGCGCGATCTGAACTTGCCGTATTTTTTCCGACACCGTTTCACGGATGCGACGGCGCTCGCTACCGGACAAGCCCTTCGTCTCACGGATGCTATTCAGGTTGACCCACAGCTGGATGGCAAAGCCCATCGGCAATAGGAAAACCGTCAACAGCCCCCACTGCACAACCGGTGCAGTGGTGCGATCGAACGAAGCCACAATGTAATGAGCCAGGAGCGCGCCCATGGCAGCGGAAAGCACCACTGCCAGCACGCCAGTTCCTGTCCATCCACCTTGCTTTTTCATCTATCACTCTTCTGCGTTTTGCTCTGGATCTGCATCGCCTTGGCGAAGTTTCCCAACCAGCCAGCCGTGCATCTTGTGGTATAGGACACCCTCATCGAGTAGTCCATTCTCCAGCTTTGCGACTGATATGGGGCCCGATAGTTTCAGGTCATTGCCCTTGATCTCGCCACCCCCATTGAGCGAAATCCTGACGTCTGCCTCATCAACATGCCGAAGCGAGGTGGCGATGTTATCAAGCATCCGCTGCCCGACCCGCGTGGTCTGACGAACGTAGGTGATCTCCAGGCTAACCTTGAGATTCGCCTCGTCGAGGTCCTCCTCCAGATCGAGGCGGTTGAACCAATCGGCTCCAAGGGCAGCTTTGATCACGTCGCCGGCGAACCCTGTCGGGAAGAACCGCACACGGCGGGCATCGATCCCCTCCTCTTCCTCCGGCTGGGCCGGGGCGACTTCCTGCTGCGCCTCACGCTCACCCTCTGGAACAGCCTGTGCGGTTGTCATCGGGGAACCGATTTCGATCTTCTTCACCGGCGCCCGGGCGATCCGCTCGAAGGTTTCCTGGGACGGCTGATCCTGCAGGATGATGGCCGTGCCAATGGCGACCCCACCGAAGCTGCCAATCAGCCAGCCGAGGTGCGCTTCCAGCTCGCGCGAGCGCAGGGCACTGGACTGCAGCACTACCAGGTGATTTTCGAAGACACCGAAGTAGAGAAACGAATCGACGAATTCCTTGCGGTGCTGCTCGCGCTCGGCCGGCGCCTCGATGTTGTTGAGCGCCTCGTTGGTCAGTGCGTCCAGCGCATACGACTCGGCGTCATCGTTGAGCGTGATGTAAGCCTGGCTACGCCCCGGCTCGAAGTAGATCATCTGGCAGAAGAGCATGCCGTTGTAATCACGCTTGTGGTTGATAACGCGGAAGCTATTGGTGTCCGCGCTGACAATCTCTTTCCGCTGACCGACACGGTGCGCAGGGCTTCCTTCGGCGAATACCCGACCGAGGATCTCCTGCAAGTTGCCACCGCCGGAGATAACAGCCCGCTTGTAGTGGATCGTCTTGGTTACAGACTCAGCCATGGTTATCCCTTACTGGTGGTTATTACAGCCGCCCGGGCTGGACTCGAACTGCCAGCACCGCATCGATTGACGGGTCGAAATCACATTCGTAAACGTGGCCCTGATAGGCCCCGAAGCCGTTCTGGAATTCGATCTTGTCGCCGAGGTAGGTGACGATCCCGCGCTCCTGGTCCTTCCAGCGATAGCGGCTGAACTTCATATCGAAGGTGCCATCCGTCCAGCGCGCGCTGAACTTCGCCAGGCGTTCGACCGGCTCTTTGCAGGACATGCTGGCGGTGACGATCTTCTCTTCCGCCCAGCATCCCAGCTCCTTGCGGCAAGTGGCCGGATCGACTTTCGGCGCAGCCGCGGCGGCCTCCTTTTCATCGCTCCCACCGGAGCACGCCTTGAAGGCAACCACGATGATCACCACCAGGATGATGATGCCGATGAGCTGCTCCTTGGCGGACACGCCAGGATTGGCCACGCCACAGTTGGGGCAGGTCTTCGCCGACGTGTCGACCTGGTGCTTGCAGGACTTGCAGGGTTTCAGTGCCACTGAATCGCTCCTTGATGCTCTAGAGGGGAATCCTTCGCCCCAGCGATGACGGGCTAGCGCTTACCGACTTGGTAATTGCCCGCCATCGCCGACATGGCGGTGATGATCTTGTCGAGACCTGCCCGGTCTTCTGCCGGCAACTGGCGAAAGCGATCGAGCAGATCCGCCTCTTCGGCACTGATGCTGCCCGCAGGCTGCGGCCTGCGCTCTCCCGTCACCACGTACTGCACATCGACGCCAGCAGCAGCTGCTGCAGCCAGATAGTTAGCATCTGGGCTGCGCTCGCCTTTCTCGTAAGCGAGCTGGGTGTTCTTAGTGACACCACATTGCTCCGCAAAAACCGTTTGGTTTGCACCAACGCGGTTGCGCTCTTCCTTAAGGCGTTCGCCTATGGTCATAAAAGTTGGACCTCAGGCGTTGACAATCCCTATATCTGGGACCATCATCACCATCACATCACACGAAATCACACGAATTTGAACTATGCCGAACGGATACCCCAGCGAGCAAGCGCGCAACGCTGCGCGTGAACGCCTCAGCAAGCTCGGCCTGACCGCCAAGGAATGGGCCGAACAGAACGACATCAGCCCGTCCACGGTTTACGCCGTGCTCAACGGGCAGAAGAAGTGCCTGCGCGGTGAAGCCCACCGCGCCGCCGTACTGCTCGGCATCAAGGAAGGCGTAGTAGCCGGCGAAGCGCCGCGTTACGGGCGCCGCAAGACTGACTTCGCAGTGATTCCAAAGTAATGGCAAACCCCAAGGCGAGAAACGAGAAGATGAAGCACGCGATCCTCGACAGCCGGCGCAAGGTGGTCAGCGCCATCATCGCCGCTTACCCCGGCGGCCGTGACTGCGCCGCGGCCCGCCTGGGCCTGGAAATCAAGAAGTTCGACAACCACGCCTACGAGAGCGCCGGCCACCGCCCGCTGACCGACGAGCAGATCCTGCTGCTCGAGCAGCAGATCGGCACGGCCTACCTGCCCGAGTACATCGCCGCCCAGTACGGCGGCGTGTTCGTCCCGCTGCCGGCGGCCGAAGAGCTGGACAACATGGAGCTCTACCACCGCGCCGTGGATACCGCGAAGCGCCGCGGCCGGGTGGACCTGATCATTGCCAAGGCCCTGGAGGACGGAGCGATCGACGAAGGCGAAGCCAACGCCATCCTCGATGCCCACCGCCGTTACGTCTCCGCCCGCCACGCGGAGATAGCGGCAGTCATCGTTCTGCATACCTGCCACGACGAAAAATAAGTGCTGTACGGCCGCTGCCACGGCCGAGGGGGAAGGGATTTGAGCGTTTACAAGCTGGTATGCCCGGCATGCGGAGAGCGGATGCGCATTCGCAACTCCGAGGGGCAAACACCGACATTCCGCACCATCTACGGCCAGTGCATGAACCTGGCCTGCGGCTTGGTGCTCACGGGCTCGATGAGCTGGGACTACCAGATCAATACCTCGGGCATGGACAAGCCGAGGGTGGTGCTGCCGATTGCGCCATCCGTGGCGAAAATGCAGGCGTTGCGTGACAGCCGGCCTGCATCCGATCAACCCGATCTGTTCGATCAGCCACTCAAGGAAGCACACGCATGAGCCACGACACCTCTGCCAAGGATTACCGCAGCAGCATGCAGGCCGCCGCCAAGGCCTATCTCCTGCGCCACCAGGACGAGCACCTTGCCGACGATGAGCGCCTATACGACCGCGCGTGCCGCTATTTGGTTCAAGGCCTGGACGTGCCTGCGTTCATGGCGCCGCGGCTGGTACATCTGGCGATGACCGAACTCTCCTCCCGCGTGGGTATCGATCGCGGCCTCGGTGATGAGACCCGGCTGTGCCTGGTGCTGGTACGCACCGGGGAACGGGCCTTCATCCCCACCCGCTATCTGCCGCTGCGCCTGCAGCCACCCGCGGCACTGCCGGCTGCAGCAGCCGCACACTGACCACCACCCCCTGAATCACCGTACCCAGACCCGCTTGAGCGCGGGTTTGGGGAAGTTGCACCCGAAATTCGAGGTTGCCGCCATGCAACAAGCCATTGCCATCCAGCTGGACATGCCCAAGCCCGTAGCCGAGGCCCTGCTCAGCAGCCTGCGCTGCGAGCTGCGCCGTGGCCTGACCGAGCACTGGTACGACGATCGCTACCGCACCGTGCCGGAGTTCCTGCGCAGCCGCCGCATCCTCGATGACTACCCGGCCCTCGCCGGCCACAAACGCACCATCGGGGCGCTGAAAGCCGCCCTCGGCGCCAACCAGTAAGGCCAGCCACACCATGCAGATGAAAGAAACCCTACGGGCCGAGGTGCTGCGCCGCATCGAGCGCGACTTCGGCCTCCAGCACATGGCCGGCACCAACTACATGCGCAAGGGTAAATGCCCGGCGCACAACTGCGGCAAGAAGACCCTCTACACCTTCCACGACTCGCCCTGGATGCTGATCTGCGGCCGTCCGGAGAAGTGTGGTCATCGCGTCCACGTCAAAGAGCTGTATGACGACCTGTTCAACGACTGGAGCAAGACCGCCCCGGCCACCGCCCAGGACCCCATGGCCACGGCCAGCGCCTACCTGCAGTTCGCACGCGGCTTTCGCCTGGAGCTGATCGCCGGCTGGTACAGCCAGGAGAACTACTGGAGCCGCGACATCAACGCCGGCAGCGCGACGGTGCGCTTCCCCCTGGACAAGGGCGGCTACTGGGAACGGCTGATCGACCGGCCGGAGCGGTTCGGCAAGCAGAAAGCCCGCTTCAAGCCGGGCGAAAGCTACAAGGGCGTCTGGTGGTGCCCGCCGTCGCTCAACCTGGTCGAGGTCGAGGAGCTGTACATCGTAGAGGGCATCTTCGACGCCATTGCCCTGCTGCACCACGACGTCCCTGCCGTCTCGATGATGAGCAGCGCGCCGCTGCCCGAGCAATCGCTCAAGGCACTCAAGAACGCCTGCCATGAGGCAGACAAGCGCCTGCCGCGCCTGGTCTGGGCGCTGGATAACGAGCCGGTCGCCAAGGCCAACATGCGCCGCTGGGCGAAGGAGGCCCGCGCCCTGGGCTTCAAGTGCGAGGCGGCTGTCATCCCGCAGCGCGGCGCCAAGAAGGTCGACTGGAACGACCTCCACCAGCGCTGGGCCTTCATCGACGGCGACGAAGAGCGCGCCAAGCGCATCGAGCTGGACATGGCCGAGGCCCGTCACCAGGGCGCCCTACTGCTGGCCGAGTCGGCCGAAGAAAAGGGCCTGCTGATGTACGAGTGGGACGAGCGCAAGGAATTCCACTTCACCTACCGCTCGCGCCTGTACTGGTTCAACCTGGACATGGAGAAGTACGAGCGCACCGCCCGCGAGCTTGACGGCTCCGAGCACCATGACGACCAGCAGCTCAACGACAAGCAGCGCCGGGACAAGGCCTTGCGCCAGAGCGCCGCTGTGGTGCGCATCGCCAACTGCTACTTCGACGCGCTGTACTACATGCGCAACGAGGTCACCGACGAGGCGTGGTACTACTTCCGCGTCGAGCGGCCCGAGGCGCCGACCATCAAGAGCACCTTTACCGCGGCGCAGATCGCCTCGGCGCCGGAGTTCAAGAAGCGCCTGCTCAACGTCTGCAACGGGGCCATGTTCACCGGCACGCCGCAGCAGCTGGAGCGCATGCTTGGCTACCAGCTCGACAGCCTCAAGACCGTCAACACCATCGACTGGATCGGCTACACCCGCGAGCACGGTGTTTACGTGTTCAACGATCTGGCGATCGCCGGCGGCAAGGTGCACAAGCTCAACGAGGAGGACTTCTTCGACGTCGGCTCCCTGAGCATCAAGTCGCAGAGCCTGTCACCGGTGCTGCACATCAATGCCAACCTGGCCGACTACGACGAAGAGTGGTTCGATCTGTTCTGGCGCTGCTTTGGCGTGCGCGGCGCGGTGGTGCTGGCCTGGTGGCTGGGCGCGCTGTACGCCGAGCAGATCCGCCAGCTGCACAAGTCCTACCTGTTCCTGGAGCTGATCGGTGAGGCCGGCGCGGGCAAGACCACGCTGGTGGAGCTGCTCTGGAAACTGAGCGGCCGTACCGAATACGAAGGCTTCGACCCGTCCAAGGCGACCCCGGCCAGCCGGGCGCGCAACTTCGCCCAGGTGGGCAACCTGCCGGTGGTACTGATCGAATCCGAGCGCGAGCAGAAGGAAGGCGCGCCGGTGAAGCACTTCGACTGGGACGAACTCAAGACCGCCTACAACGGCCGCAGCGTTCGCTCCACCGGTGTGAAAAACAACGGCAACGACACCCGCGAACCGCCGTTCCGCGGCGCCCTGCTGATCGCGCAGAACAACGCCGTCAACGCTTCCGAGCCGATCCTCCAACGCCTGGGCCATGTGCACCTGACCCGCGAGCACCAGACCCCGGAAACCAAGCTCCACGCCGAGCGCCTGGAGCGCATGCCGGTCGAGCAGCTCAGCGGCTTCATGGTCAAGGCGCTCAAGCCCGAGGCGCAGATCATCAAGCTCCTGGACGAGCGCACCTCCGGCTACGAGCAGCAGCTCCTGGCGCTGCCGGGCATCCGCACCGTGCGGATCGCCAAGAACCACGCCCAGCTGCGCAGCCTGGTCGACGCCCTGCAGCTGGTCGTGCCGCTCAGCGATGAGCGCGCGGCCCAGGTGCACGCCGAGGTGGAGCGCATGGCCCAGGAGCGGCAGCAGGCCATCAACGCCGACCACCCGCTCGTGCGCGAATTCTGGGACATGGTCGAGTTCCTCAATGGCCCCCTGAACGAGCCCGGCGGCCGACTGAACCACTCCCGCAAGTCGGCCTTCTTCGCCATCAACCTCAACGAGTTCGTCGAGATGGCGGCCAACAAGCGGCAGCAGCTCCCGAACCTCAGCGAGCTCAAGCGCCTGCTCAAGACCAGCAAGTCGCCGAAGTTCATCGAGACCAACAAACCCATCAATTCGAACATCGCCACCGACGGGCTGAACAACGCCAAGACCGTCCGCTGCTGGGTGTTCCAGCTCGTTTAACCCACCGGCGCGGCAACGCCGGTACCAACCCAAGGAGAAGCACCATGCCAATGAACGACAACGACGACCTCTACAGCCCCAGCCGGCGCGAAACCCTGCTCACCCTGCTGGGCAGCGGCGTGACCCTGGCGGTACTGCTCGCGGCCGGCTACCTCGCCCCCAACCTGCTGGCCCTGGCGGCCCGCTAACCCCAGCGCCCAGGCGCGGCAACGCCTGGGCCATTCCAAGGAGAAGCACCATGCAACTGAACGTAGAACGCGGCGCCCCGATGACCGGCAAGACCATCCGCCTGCGGCAGAAAGCCCGCGAGGCCGGGCAGGACGAGCACCAGATCATCCACGGCAACGCCTACGACCTTGCCGACCTAGAGCTGCTCGTGCGCCACCGCATCGGCCGCGGCGCCAGGGTCATCTGCATCGACGAGTGCAGCGAGGAGCAGATCGATCGCCTGACAGCCCTGCAGCGGCGGCTGCCGTCCGAACTGACCATCCACGCCGTTGTGGCGAACTGAGGAGCAGCACCATGCAAGTGAGCGAAAAGCTTCGAGACCTCGACCTGCTGTTCACCTTCGAGGATCTGGCCAAGGAGAAGGGCTGGCCGGTCGAGCGCAACGACCAGGACAACGCATTTGCTGATGCCCTGACCCAGCGCGCATGGGAGGCATTCGAGGCCGCGCATGGCCCGCACGGCCGCAAGGAAGGCCAGCAGCTCTACGCCGAGATCAAGAAGTCCAGCAAGTACGCCCACCAGGCCGAGTGGTGCCGCACCCAGGGCTACGGCTACCCGTTCAAGGTGCGCATCGTGTTCGACACGGACGGCTACGCGGTGAAAGGAGGCGTCGGCGGGCAGTACCGCCTGGAGGACGTGAATCTGTACGTCCTCCAGAACGGCAAGAAGATCCGCGTTCGGTAACGCACGCCCCAGAAACAAGAAGGCCCTGGTGAGCGGCAACTCACCAGGGCCAGACCAACCCAAGGAGAAGCACCATGCAAGCACAAACCCCAGAAGTCAGCGCCGAGCAGGCTACCACGCCGCGCTACGACACGATCGTTATCCGTGGCGCGCTCGGTAAGGAAATCCCCCACACCGTCGATGGCGGTGAGGTCGTTAGCTGGGCCCGCGGCCATGAGCTGGCTGCGGGCGACGCCCTGCTGGAGTTCGTCAATTACGTGGCAGACGGCGACTGTGGCATCGGCCCGGAACTTAGCGCCAAAGCACGCAAGGCTTTGGACCTGATGGAGCGCCGCAGCGCGCAGGGCTGGGACGCGGACGAGGAGCCAGAAGACTGGCAAGCCGCGGTCAACCGTGCGGCGCACCAGGCCCGCGAAGTGTTCTGCGACTCCCATGACGACGCCACTCAAGCGATTGAATACATGAAGGCTTTGCTGCAACAGGCCGCTCCGGTCGTGCAAGGTGGTGACGCATGAAGCCCTGCACCGTCGGCAAACGCCACAGCTGGACCTTCGTCCGCAACGTCGTGACCAGCCACCTGAACGGCCGTGTCGGTCGCATCACCAAGCGCGGGCTGTACCGCTGCGAATGCGGCGCCGCGAAGTACGGCAACCCCGGCCACCAGGCCGAAGGTGGTGCCCAATGACCAACCGCACCCGCCCAACCATGGCCAGCCACCGGCTAGACCTGCCCAGCATTTGCGACATCTGTAACGAGGCCCGTTCCACCCGTAAACACGCGGCCTGTAGCCGCATCCGCCAGCAGCGCAAGCAGGAAGAGTGGGCCAGCTACATGGGCAACCTCGCCGAGAAGAAAGCCCAGGGAGGCCGCCGCTATGCCCGTTGAAATCCGCACCCGCTTCACCACCGGCACCTACGTGGCCACCGTGCGCGGCGAGAAACGTACCGCCAGCAATACCATCAGCGCCCGGCAGGCCGCCGAAGCCATGGCCCGCAAGCTGGGCCTTGATCCGGCGCTGCTGCGCGAGACCCAGCGGGATCTGCTGCGCGATGGAGTGGAGTTGTTCGTGCATCCTGGGGAAGCGCAGTCGAAGGAGGTGACGGCATGACCATCACGGCGCCCGTCATCCGCTACCACGGCGGCAAGTTTCGCCTGGCACCCTGGAGCATGAACGCGCTGCACTCAAGGGGGCTTCCGCTGGAGGAGGTGGCAAATGCCTGAGCAAGACAGCAGCCAGCTCAGGCTGGAATGCGAGGCCAGAACCTGGCTTCGCAAGGGCTACACGACGGCAGAGCGCATTACCGACCTCACCGCGCTGATCGCCAAACATCGAGGCGCCGCCGGCGCCGCAAAGCTGATCGAGGAGATGCGCCGGCAGTGGGCTTGCCGTAGCGAGTGGCTGGGAGGGCGGCATGGCTAGCGGACCGAGGCGAGAAGGCCGGAGCCGCAATTCTCGGCGATGGCCACCGGCCAGCAGCAGTAAACTGGAGGCCCGCCCATGAGCGAAGCCTCCAGCGTGTTGACCTTCGACGACCTCAAGCGCATCACCGGCTACGCCCGCCGAGCCGACGTGGAGCGGGCCCTGCATGAGCAGGGCATCCGCCTGTTCCGCGGCCGCTCTGGGCCGTGGACCACGGTGGATCTGATCAACCAGGCCGGCGGGCTGAAAGCCGGCAACCAGGAGCAGTACGGCGTCGATATCCTATGAGGCGAGCAAGGAAGCACAACCCCCACATCCCACCGCACATTGATCAGGCCGCTATCCCAGCGGCCGTTTTCTTTGATCACCGCGGCAAAGGCAGCTGGTACACCCTTCACCGCGACGAAGCCGGCCGGCAGCGCCGGCAGAACATCGCCAACAGCTCGGCCACGCTCGGCGAGCTGCACCGGATCATGGAGGTGCGCAACGGCGTGGACCGGGAGAGCCTCAACTTCCTGTGCCGCGAGTACCACGACAGCGCCAAGTTCAAGCGGCTGGCTCCGAAGACCCAGGAGAGCTACAGCTGGTCGCGCGACGTCCTGGTCAACATTCCCACCAAGCTCGGCAAGCCCCTCGGCGAACTGGCCGTGCGCAAGTTCACCCCTGCGCTGATTCAGCGGCTTATCGATCGGATCGCCGACGAGGGTACGCCGTCGAAGGCGGCCCACGCGCTGCGGTACCTGCGGCTGGTGATGCAGTGGGGCCGTAACCGCGGCTACCTGGACAGCAACCCGGCCATGGGCATCGAGGCGCCGGTAGAGCGCAAGCAGCGCCGCCTGCCGTCGCTCGAAGTGATGCAACGCCTGATCGACCGCGCCCGCGAGCTGGGCCAGCTGAAACGCGGGCAGAAGGATGCGGTACCGCCGCACCTGAGCTACGTCATGGAGCTGGCCTACCTGTGCCGGCTGCGCGGCATCGAGGTCGTCACCCTGACCGACGCCAACGAGCTGCCCGAGGGCATCCTCACCAACCGGCGCAAGGGCAGCCGGGACAACGTGGTCACCTGGACGCCGCGGCTGCGCGCCGCCTGGGATGCCGCAAAGGCGCGACGCGCCCAGGTGTGGAAAGCCCGGGGCACAGCGGTGCCAGTCCTCCCGGAGAAGCGCTTCATCATCACCGCCGACCACGGCGGGCCGCTGGGCAAGTCCGGTCTGGACACCGCCTGGAACCGCTTCATGCGTAACGCGATCGCGGCCGGCGTCATCACGGCGGAGCAGCGCTTCGGCCTGCACGACCTCAAGCGCCGCGGCATCACCGACACCCCTGGTACCCGGGCCGACAAGCAGGAAGCCAGCGGCCACCGCGACGAGTCCATGCTCGACATCTACGACCTGAGCGTCCCGAAGGTCGCCCCCTCCGCTCTCTGATCCCACCGAAACCTGCGTAACAAGCGCGCCGGGCTCCGCAAGGAATCCGGCCGCTAGCGCTGCGCTTACGTAACAAGCCCGCACCTAAGTGCCTGACCAGCAAACCGAAAAGGGTTTTCTTGTAATCAGTAGGTCCCGGGTTCGACTCCTGGTGCCGGCACCATAGAAATCAACGACTTAGGCTCACCGCAAGGTGGGCCTTTTTCGTTTCTGCTCAACACTTTGCTCAACACCTCGCCGACGCTACCCCTCGTTCGACAAATCTAAGCGCTTACCTGAGCTATCGTGGCGAAATCCTAAACCTACAAGAATGTGGTCGAATTCCAGCCCAAAAAGCTTTCACAGAACGGCACAGTGTTTCTACACATCACGAGGAGCACCTGCCATGCCACACGAAATCTTCCTGACTAGCGCCGAGCTCTGTCAGCTGCTGCGCTGCAGCAGCACGACCCTCTGGCGTATGCGACAAAACCCCGAATTTCCGCAACCACGGCACTTTGGGCGGCGCCTTTTGTGGTTGCGCAGGGACGTGGAACACTTCCTCACGCTCGAAGCCTGACGCCCGCCTCGCCCTCTAATCGAGCCACTGCGGTCTAGAGGGCTGTCCCAATCTTTTTTCTATCGAAGCCAGTCATTTATGGCTTTGCGGGCTCCCTTGCGCCCGAAAAATGAGGAGCGCTTTATGCCGACTGCAGAAAAGCAGGCCAGCGTGCTACCCAGCCTGGCCAAGAACGTCACCGCCATACCCTCAATGGATAAGAAACACACCACTATCCCGAGTAACGGCTTCAGCGTGCAGTACGAAGAGATCTGGCACGATGGCCAAAAGCTTCGGCCTGGCGTCTGGCTACATAGCACATGGGACTCTAAGCTCGGCGAGCAGAGCACTCACGAGTGGATTTGCGGCCCCCTTGAGGTCGAGGCCATCACGCGCAGCTTGCAGAGCACCGATTACGGCCGCCTGATCAGTTTCATTAATTTGGACGGACAGGAACGAAAGTGGGCCATGCCGAACCTGCTGCTCGCCGGCAAAAGCGACTCGATCCTCGGCACCCTACTGACCATGGGCCTGGATGTCTCATACGAACACCGCACGAAAGTCACCGCGTTTATCGCTGGTCAGCGCCCTTCAGCTCGCGTGATTGCGGCAACAGAGACAGGCTGGCATGGCGATAAGTTGTTCATCATGCCGCACCAGAACATCGGTGAGGGCCAGGCGGTTTACCAGAGCGAAGACGCCACGCAGGACGACTACCGTGTCGGAGGGACGCTGCATGGCTGGCAAAGCAGCATTGGCAGCATGTGCGCTGGCAATCCTCTGCTGCTGTTAAGCATATGCACATCCCTAGCCGGGCCCATTCTTTTTCATGTTCAGATGAAAGGTGGTGGCTTTCACCTGGTCGGAGATTCGAGCACCGGGAAAACGATCGCCACCATTGCTGGGGCCTCCGTTTGGGGGCACGGAGAAAAATTCTTACGAACCTGGCTTGCTACCGGCAACGGGTTGGAAGGTATTGCCAACGAGCGAAATGACACCATTTTGGCTCTCGACGAACTAGGCGAAGCAGACGCGCGAGAGGTTGGTGCAGTTGTTTATGCACTAGCTAACGGTACAGGAAAAACGCGAGCCACCCGCAGCGGATCAGCCAAGAAGACGAAGCGCTGGCGGATCATGCTGTTCTCTACCGGCGAACTGGGACTTGGTGCCTTTATGGCCGAAGGCGGTCAACGCATCCGTGCCGGACAGGAGATTCGGCTGTTGGATATTTCCGCTTACCGCACTCATGGCGCATGGGACAACCTGCATGGAATGGAAGACGGCAGACGATTCTCGGATGCCATCAGGAAGGGCAGCATGACCCACTATGGCCACGCCGGCCCGGAATTTGTTCGCAGGCTCATTGAAAGCGAGGAACTTTGCCAGTTGTCTGATCTGCTGGACAAATTTCGCGATCAGTACCCGTGCTGCAGCGGCCAGGAAAGCCGAGCTGCTGAACGCTTTGCGCTGGTAGCAATGACCGGCGAACTGGCTATCAGCTTTGGCATCCTGCCCCTGCCGGCCGGTGCAGCCCGTGAAGCGATACTCGAGCTGTTTGCCTCTTGGCGTGCTGTCAGAGGAGAAGGCCCAAGCGAAAACCGAAAGGTCCTGGACAGCATCAGCAACTTTATCGCCCGCCACGCAGAAACGCGCTTCCAAAGCGCCGCAGTCGGTAGCCCCGCTGTTCGAGATCGGGCTGGTCTGTGGGAAGAGGCCGCTGATGGGAGCCGCTTGTACTTGTTTAATCGCTCAGGGCTAGAAGAAGCCGCAAAGGGCTACGATCTGGGGCGCGTAGTGCGCGCTCTAGATTCTGTCGGTGCTATTGCCAAGCGTGAGCCTGGAAAAAATCAGGCACAAAAGCGGCTCCCAGAGGGGGGTAAAGACCGCTTCTACTGGATCAACCCCGAGCTCCTTTCGCGTCCCGACTGAACCAAAGCATTTCCACGCGGGACGCGTGATACAAGGGGTACAGTCCCAAGTTATGGGGCTTTTGGCTGTACCGCCCTCCCGAAGGAAGCGGGATACAGGCGGTACAACGCCAGCCTCTTGTACCGCCTGTACCACCCGCCTCCGAGCTACGAGATACAACTTCAGCCCATACCAGTCCTGCTTGTCCCCCTTGTCGCACCTGTACCACCGAAAACTTCAAAAAAGAATAGAGATTAGCGGTGATCGTGTCCGGGCTGGTTTGCGCTGCATCGGCCTAGTCCATTCTCGAAATCAAACTCACCAGCCGCTGGCCAGCGCCTGGCTTGGGTTAGAATCCCCGGCATTTATGCCATCAGGAACGGCGCCCGCGACGGCGCTCATCAGGGATTCAGCAATGCCCCTCACGCTTCAACAACTGGAACGCCACCTGTTCAAGGCCGCCGACATCCTGCGCGGCAAGATGGATGCCTCGGAGTTCAAGGAATACATCTTCGGAATGCTGTTTCTCAAGCGTTGCTCAGATGTATTCGAGGAGCGCTACGAGCAGGTCATTGCCGATGAGCTGAAAGCGGGAAAAAGCAAGGCCGAGGCCCATATCACGGCGGAAAACCCTCGCTGGTACAAGCGCGATGGCAATTTCTGGGTGCCCAGCCAGTCGCGCTTCAAGCACTTGGTCAACGAAGCGCACATCAACGTCGGCGACCTGCTGAACAAGGCCTTGGCCGGTATCGAGGAAAACAATTCCTCCCTGGAAGGGGTTTTGGAGCACATCGACTTCACCCGCAAGGTGGGCCAGAGCAAGATTCCCGACCAGAAGCTGCGCCAGCTCATCACCCACTTCGGTGATGTGCGCCTACGCAACAGCGACTTTGAATTCCCCGACCTGCTTGGCGCCGCCTATGAGTACCTGATCGCTGAATTTGCCGACTCCGCGGGCAAGAAAGGCGGCGAGTTCTACACGCCACGTTCGGTGGTGCGGTTGATGGTGCACCTGCTCAAGCCGACTCTTGCCCACGACATCTATGACCCCTGCTGCGGCTCGGGCGGCATGTTGATCGCCGCCAAGGAGTACATCGACGAGCACGGCGAGGACGGTCGCAAGGCCAACCTGTTCGGCCAGGAGTTCAACGGCACCGTCTGGTCCATCGCGCAGATGAACATGCTCCTGCATGGCATCAGCAACGCCTGGCTGGAGAACGAAGACACCCTGGCTGACCCGCGCCATATCGAAGGCGGCGAACTGCGCCGCTTCGACCGCATCCTCACCAACCCGCCCTTCTCCATCAACTGGGGCCACACCGAGAAAAACGCCGACGGCAGCCTGGCCTGGAACCCGACATTCCGCGAAGAGCGTTTCCGTTTCGGCGAGGTGCCACTGGGCGCGAAGAAAGCCGACCTGATGTTCCTGCAGCACATGCTCGCCGTCACCCGCGACGAGGGCATGGTTGCCACGGTACTGCCCCATGGCGTGCTGTTCCGGGGTGGCGAGGAAAAGGGCATCCGCGCCGGCATCATCGAAGAAGACCTGCTTGAAGCGGTCATCGGCCTGCCGGCCAATCTGTTCTATGGCACTGGCATTCCCGCCTGCATTTTGATCCTGCGTCAGCGGAAACAGGACGGCGCCAACCGGATCAGTGCCAAGCCTGCCGAGCGCCAGGGCAAAGTGCTGTTTATCAATGCCGACCGCGAATACTTCGAGGGCCGCGCGCAGAACTTCCTGCTTCCCGAGCACATCGAGAAGATCGCCACCGCCTACAACGAATTCCGCCAGATCGACGGCCTCAGTGACTTGGTGGACATCGCCACCCTGCGCGACAACGACTACAACCTGAACATCCGCCGCTATGTGGACAACGCGCCGCCACCCGAACCGCAAGACGTGCGCGCCCATTTGCTTGGCGGCGTGCCGAAGACCGAGGTGCAGGCCAAGGCCGCACTGTTCAGCGCCCACGGCCTCGACCCGCTGGACCTGTTCACCGAGCGCGACGCGCAGTATGTCGACTTCAAGCCCGAACTGACCCAGCGTGCAGACCTCAAGCCTGCCATCGAAGGCAATCCCGGCCTGCAGCTCAAGGAAGCGTCGATACGCGCCGCCTTCGAAGGCTGGTGGAGCGAGCACAGCCCGCGCATCACCGCCTTAGCTGGGAAGCTGGACGACAGTGCCGCGCTAGTCAGCCTGCGCGGCGAGCTGCTGGCCAGCTTCAGTGAAACGCTGGAGCGCATCGGCCTGCTCGACCCCTTCCAGGTGCGCGGCATCGTCGCCGGTTTCTGGTACCAGAGCAAATACGACTTCCTCGGCCTGATGGCGCGCGGCAGCGGCGGCGTGATAGACGCCTGGCGCACCAGCATCGTCACTGCCTTGGAAGACAAAACCAGCAAACAGAACCCGCTGGACCACAAGCTGGTGAAATTCCTGCTTGGCGATTTCGTCGCTGTGCTGGCCGAGCTGGAAGCGAAAAAGGCCGAACTGGAAAGCCAGCTCAAGGCCGCTACCCCAGCCAAGGGCGAGGATGGTGATGAAGCCGACAGCGAAACGGAAACTGCCGACGATGAGGAAAACACCGTCGATGAAGCCCAGCTCAAGGCCAGGAAGACCGAGCTTGCCAAGGTGAAGAAGCAGCTCAAAACCCAGAAGGAAAACTTCGCCAGCCACCTGAACCAGGCCGTCGATGGCCTGGACGAGCCGCAGGCCGCCGAATTGCTGTTGACCATCCTGCACAACGACATGCTGGCCATCGTCGAGCGCTACATCGCCGCCCAGCGCAAGCAGATAGTCGCCGCCTTCGAGAACTGGTGGGACAAGTACCAGGTGACGCTGAACGAGATCGAGCACAGGCGCGATGCGGCGGCAGAGGCGTTGCAGGGGTTCCTGAAGGGGTTGGGGTATGTCTGAAGCCCTGTACGAGCAGCGTCCTTTAGGGGACGCAGTAGAGCGGCATATTGGCGGCGGGACGCCTCCTCGGCAGGTGCCTTCCTACTGGAAAGGGGAAATTCCTTGGGCGTCGGTCAAGGACTTCTCTGAGCAGAAGGGCGTGATTCAGGACACCGAGGAACACATTTCCTCTGCAGGTCTTCATGCCAGCGCCAGCAACCTGATTCCCGAAAAAATGCCGCTGGTCTGCACTCGGATGGCCGTCGGCAGGGCAGCGTTGCCGGTTGTACCCATGGCAATCAATCAGGATGTGAAGGCGCTTTTCCCGGCTTCGGGTGTGTCTGCCGAGTATCTACTGAAACTGATGCAGTACATCCAGCCGCTTGCCGAGGGCAGAGCCGTTGGCTCCACGGTGAAGGGCATCCGTATTCAGGACTATCTGAATATTCCCGTGCCGCTGGCACCTCAAGAGGCCCAGCCCGTCATCGCCCAAATCCTCGACACCCTCGACACTGCCATCCGCGAAACCGAGGCGCTGATCGACAAGCTCAAGGCCGTCAAGCAGGGCCTGCTGAACGACCTGCTGACCCGTGGCATCGACGCCGACGGCCAACTGCGCCCACCACAGAGCGAAGCGCCGCAGCTCTACAAGGAGTCGCCGCTGGGGTGGATTCCGAGGGAGTGGGAGTGCCGAGAGTTTTCAGCGTTGGCTGAATACCTGAACGGCAACACCTTTGATGCTGCCGCATGGACAGACACAGGTTTCCCCATCATCAGAATCCAGAACCTGAACGGCTCGCGTGACTTCAACTACTACGCAGGGGCCATACAGGAAAAGTGGCATGTACATCCCGGCGATCTACTGTTCGCTTGGTCGGGGCAACGTGGGGTGTCGTTTGGCGCGAGGCTTTGGGATGGTCCGGAAGGGGTCTTGAATCAACACATATTCAGAGTGCTGCCGAAAGAGAGCCTTGTCTCCAAAGCGTTCCTGTACCGTCTTCTCAGGTTCCGGCAGATGAACATTGAGGACGCAGCCCATGGCTTCAAAGACTCATTCCTGCATGTGACACGGGGAGAGCTTGGCAGCGTAAATGCGGGTGTTCCGCCACTTGATGAGCAAGAGCGAGTCGAGCTACGGATCACTGCTTATGAATCCAAGCTGCTCGCTGAGGGATCCGAGCTCGGCAAACTCCAGAGTATGAAGATCGGCCTGATGGACGACCTGCTAACCGGCCGAGTGCGCGTCACCCCGCTGCTGGAATCTGTGCAACAGCCTGTTGGGCAAACGGGGGCCTGACATGCCTCAGCGTCCGCACCTTTGCGAAACCCTCACCGCCGAGTTCAAGAGCGACCGCTACAAGCTCCCCGAACGCGACCTGATCGAGGCACTGATCTGCCTGATCAATGCCGAGCTCGTTGAAGCATGAGTAGCGCGGGTAATAAATCCACGCTGTTATATCGGCTGGTGCACGTCGATAACCTTGCCCATCTTTTGCAACGCGGCGCAATTCACGCTCCCAACAGGACACCGGATGACGGCCTGCCTTATCGCACCATTCACGATGTGGGCGTGCAGGCTAATCGTCACCTTCATCCCATTCCCTGCGGCCCTGGTGGTACGGTGCATGACTATGTGCCGTTCTACTTTGGTCCGCTGTCGGTGATGCTGCTCAAGCTAAAGTCGGGTCAGGTCGAGGGCTATGACGAAGGACAGCAACCGCTGGTCTATCTGATCGCCAAAGCCGAAGTGCTGGCTATATCCGGATGCCGCTTCGTGTTTTCCGACGGTCACGGGCTGGCCCGCTTCACCGGCTGGTATGATGACCTCGCCCAACTTGATGCCGTGGACTGGGGGCTGGTCGGTGAACGCTACTGGTCCGACCAGCCTGAGGACAACGACCGCCAGCGCCGTAAACAGGCTGAGTTTCTGGTCTGGCAGGAACTGGACTGGGCGCTGATCGCTGGGATAGCGGTATACGACGACGCCATGCGCCAGCGCGTGGAAGAAATTCTGCGGCGTTTTCCGCAACGCTGGCAGCCTCCGGTGAAAGTCGTGCGGCGGTGGTATTACTGAGATGATGACGATGATCGAGAGCGCACAGGGCAACCTGCTGACGGCCAATGCCGAAGCACTGGTCAACACCGTGAATTGCATGGGGTACATGGGCAAGGGTATCGCCCTGCAGTTCAAACAGGCTTTCCCCGCCAACTTCACGGAATACCAGGCCGCCTGCAAGGCTGGGCGGCTTTCACCTGGCCAGATGCTTATCCATGACAATGGTGCGCTGGTAAACCCGCGTTACATCATCAATTTCCCCACCAAACGCCATTGGAAGGGCAAATCGCGTATTGAGGACATTTCCTCAGGCTTGTATGCGCTGGTCACCGATGTTCAACGTCTAGGCATTCGCTCCATTGCCATTCCGCCGCTCGGGTGTGGCCTGGGAGGGCTGGACTGGCAAGAAGTCCGGCCAATGGTCGAAGCGGCGTTTGCCCCTCTGACAGAGGTGCGGGTCCTGCTCTACGAACCGTCCGGTGCTCCAGATGCCCGTAGCATGCCGGTGGCTACACCGCGTCCGAAGATGACGCCTGCGCGCGCACTGTTCATCAAGCTGATGGACGCTTATGGCGCGCTGGACTACAGCCGGACCCTACTAGAGGTGCAGAAACTTGCTTACTTCCTGCAGGCTGCCGGTGAACCACTGCGCCTGAAATATCAGGCCGGCATCTACGGCCCCTATGCCCACAACCTGAATAAGGTGTTGGAAGTCATGGAGGGGCATTTCATCCGGGGTTATGGCGACAGCCAGAAACCAGATGCGCAAATCGAACTGCTGCCTGGGGCAATCGCCGAGGCTGATGCCTTCCTTGCCAGTCACGAAGCGAGCAAACCCCGCCTGAAAAGGGTTGCTGCTTTGATCGAGGGGTTTGAAACGCCTTATGGCATGGAGCTTCTAGCCACAGTGCACTGGGTTGCTCACCATGATTGTGCGGATGCCGAGCAGGCGATTGCCGCCGTGCATAGCTGGAATCCCCGCAAAGCACGGGTCTTCCGCCCGGAGCATATCCGCACGGCTTGGGCGCATCTGGCCCGGCGCAACTGGCTGGAGCCTGCCGCACCCTGA